GCTCGACCTTGCCGGTGTCCTTGCGCTTGATTTCAACGGTGAGGCGCAGCTCACCTATTTGACCACTGAGTTCAGGCATCATTCAATGCCGACGACGCGGCCCTTTTCGCGCACCACGCGCTTCGGCTTGCTGAGTGCCTCGATGGCCTTGTCAGTGTTGCGGCTGCTCGCTTCAGCAAACTGCCCAACGGCCTCGCTCATTTTACCCACCGCCTCGCCGATCACGGCGACCGTTTGCCCAATGCCTGCCACGGCCTGCTGCATGACCTCTGACGCCTGCACCATGCTGTCGTTTGCCTGGCGCTCGGCGCGTAGCTGCTCAATCTGACCATCGGTTGCTTCGACCCTGTTTCGGCGCAGTTGGTTCTCCAACATCATCGCCTCGAGTTCGAGTGCGGTTTTCTGGTCAACCTGCGGCGCGGTCTGCATGGCGCCGCTTTGAGGTTGCATCGCGGCCTCAGCCTCGCCGCCGATCTTGACCATGATCTCTGCCGTCTTTGCCTGCGTCAGTTCGGCGTCGGCCACCGTGTTGACCACATCGGCGCGGGCCTTGGCAGCCTTGGCCTGAGCCTCCTCTGCCGCAGCCTGCAAGAACACCGCATTGGGGTCTTGCGGCTGGCCTTGCAGCTCGATCATCATCTCTTCGGCTTCCTCGTCGGTCGGCTTGATGACGCCCATCTTCACCAGGCGCATGCGGAAGTAATCCCTCACGTCGCCGATGCCCTCGCCTTCCATGTTCATCATGGCCATGGCTTGCAGAACTTGCTGGGTCTCGGCATCTTGCGTGATGGCCATCATGCCCGTGAGCGCCCGCACCGTGGCTGCGCGCTTGCTGCTGCTGCTTGGGCCGACTTCGACGTTGACGTCCAGCTTCGCGCCGCTGAGATCATTCGACAGCGCCATCTCGCCGGTATCGGTGATCATCGGCTTCATCAGCTCGATCTGCATCGGTTCGCCGTCAGAGCCGATGCCCTTCATCTTGCGGCCTTCCTCGACGTAGACCTCGCGGGCCATGGAAAGCCACACCTCGCCGCAGCGCTTCATGGCCTTCGCGAAGTTGCTCATGTAGATGAAGGTCTGCATGTCCAGCCGCGTCTGGATCAACTCCACGGCCTTGCCGGAGATGTTCGAGACCATCTTGTCGGCCTGCTGCGAGGCGCCCAGAATCTCCTGCATGTCGGACTCTGTGATCTGCAACAGCGCCGCCATCGCAGGCGGGATCGTCGGGCTCTTGGTGTACGCCACCGGCCCAGCAGCCTGCTGACTTCCGTCAGGACCGCTGATCGGGTTGACCAGCAGATACGGGTAGTTGCGCAGGTTGTCGTCGGCCCACATGACCTGGTGGCCGGCGACCTGCTCAGGCAGCAGGATCGGCTTCTCAACGCTGGACAGCGCGGAGATTTCCGCCAGCTTCGAGAGCTGCATGTTCTTCAGGCGCTGGCTGTCCTTGGCCAGGCGCACATGGCCCATGCACCGCTCGATGTTGTCCACGAACCAGCGCTTGCCGTAGTTCGGGATCACCGGGATGCACTCGCCTGCGATGAACCCGGAGTCCTCGAGCACCTTGCCGCCGCTCATCAAATACTTGCGCACGCGCTTGCGCTTGATCTTGCGCTGCCGAACCTCGACGCTGCCAATGGCGGCCAGCGTGTCCTCAAGCGTCTCGTCGGCGTCGAACTCGCTCTGACGGTATTTCTCCTCGGTGCCGTCAATAGCCCGGAACACGCGGATGGTCTCGGTGACGTCCTCAACCTTGAAGTACTGCGCCACGAACACAACGTCCGGCGTCTGCCAGTCGAATTCGTACTGGTGCACGATCTTCGGCCAGTCGGTCGGGTCGTCTCCAAACTCCGCGATGTAGCTGGCCCGCGTCATGCTGGAGACCACGAACGCGAACCTGGCGTCTGACTTGTCCTGGCGCTTGGCATTCAGGTCGAAGTACACGCTGGAGTCCGCGTCGAAGATCGGCTCGATGCGGATGCGCTGGCGCTCGTTGTCAGGGTCTCCCTCGTCCTCGTAGACGGTGCGCAGGCGCCACGCCCCAATGCCGCCGCCCACGGCCTCCTCGAAGGCGTTGTCATAGGCTTCATCGGCCACGCTATCCTGCTCGTCGGCCCGGTACAGGGCGTCGCAGGTTTCGGCCAGCTTGTCGGCCTCTGGGCCGCCTCCGTCCTTCGGCGTGAAGTCCACCGTCACGCGGTTGGCGCGGTACTCGTTGATGATGCGGATGACGCTCAGGTGAACCTTGTTCACCTCCATGCGCGGTTTGTTCTCGTAGATATCGCGCAGCGGGCCTTCCCACTGGCTGCCGGCCAGGCTGTAGAAACGGCGGTCCTGCAAGCACTGCAGGCGCTCGTCGCGCAAGGCGGTCTGAATGTCGTTGAACTGCCGCAGCGCTTCCTGATGCAGGTTCATGAGCCTCTGCTCGGTGGATATGCGCGCCATGCTGGCTCCGATTGATTTCCTTGCGGGATTATGCTACCAGCGGCTTGTAGTAGGCAATGGCACTGCTGACACTTGCCGCGTGACCGCTGCGGCACGCCTCATGCCCTCGCAAGCGTACCTCAATGCGTCGATGACGTGATTGTGCTTGTCCTGCAGCACCGGCAAGATCTGGCCGGTCAGCGGATCGGACTTGTACGAGTAGTGCGTCAGCTCGTCAATCGTGTGCAGGCAGCGCGGGTGCACCACGATGTCGTAGCTCTTCAGCCATTCGATGCCTTCCTCGACGCTGCGCGGGCCTTTGACGGCTGACAGGATCTTTGGGAACCCGTGCTTGCGCATGTGGCTGATGGTCTCGGGCCTCGAACTGTCGGCCACCATGGGCCATTTCTCGGCCTCTGGCACGGTCATGAACAGGTCAGGCGTGTTCATGATCTCGCAGCCCACCATATAGGCTTCGTGGTCGATGTAGAGCGTCCTGCCGACAACGTGACAGCGCACCAGCACCGTAGGGTCTGTGGCGAAGCCCCAGTCGGCGCCCAGGCGGTGGATGGCGTCCTTCGGGGAGTCGAAGTCCTTGACCTTCCAGTTCTGGAACACGCGGGCCGTGCTGTTGCTGACGTAGCCGCCACGCCAGACGTGCGCGTACTTGTCCGGGTCTCGGCCACGGTCGTATTCCATCTCGGCCCGTAGGACGTCAGGAAACCACGGGTTCTGCTCGAAGTTCACCTCGACCACCACGGCATCAGGCGGCGGCTTCGGGCCGCGCAGCAGCTGGTCCACCGGGTCGGAGTCCTGGCTCGGGTTCCAGGTGAACCACAGTTCCGAGTCCGGCTTGCGGATCGTCGGCCGCAGCAGGTCCAGGCTGCGCTGGCTCAGGCTCTGCGCTTCCTCGACCCAGGCGCGGTCGTAGCCTTCCAAGGACTTGATCGAGTCCGCTGTGTGGTTCTGCATGCCCTGGAAGATGATCAGCCCGTCGCCGCGCTTGGACTTGATGACGGCCTCCTGAACCTCGAAGTAAGCGCCCGCGTTCAGCGCCTCGATCTTGAGCTCCAGCAGGCGCTTCACGGACTGGCTCAGGGACTTCTGCACCTCGCGCACGCAGACGCTGCGGCTGGTCGGGTCCATGATGTGCGCCTCGATCATCGCCTCAGCGAAGAAGTGCGACTTGCCCGAGCCTCGGCCGCCGTGAGCGCCCTTGTACCGCGCCTGGCCCAGCAGCGGCAGCGCCCACTCGGGGGTTTCGATACGCAGGGTGGTCATGCTGCGACCTCCCAGCGAAATTTTGCCTGTCCAATCACCGATTGCCACTCACGGCCTGGTCTTGTCGTCCATCCTTTGCCTTCCGCAAAGCCTCCCGACTGACCAACAACCCGCCAGCCAGCACCGCGCAAACTTGCGCCAGATTCGCTCTGCAGCGTGTACGTTACGAGCCGATGGCCTCCAAGAGCTTGCCATGCCCGCCAAGCACGCGAATACAGAAATGAGCACGTTCCCTTTGGCGCATCGTCCAGCACGCAGCAGCGTGTGACCTCCGCAGTGATGCCATCATCCAAGCGCCTAGCAACAGGGCGTCCAACAATAGCCACGCCGATCAAGCGATCTCCGTCACTGGCGCCAATCGAAAACTTGGCTCCCTGCACTGGCTTGTTGTGCCGGTGAAAGTTGGCCACAAACTCGTTGGCTTCAGACAATGACATGGGCACGATCTTCATTTAACCACCACGCGCTCGATGCGGTGCACCAGTGGAGATTCTTTGTCGCCGCTGATCTCGATTTTCTCGCCGTATTTCTTCGGAGCGAGTTTCGATAACAGCCATTTGCGAGTATCTACTTGGAGTTTGTGCTTTTGCACAGCGGCCCAATCCTTCCGGCCATCTGGGGTTTCTCCGACATCGACGTCGGATAACTCCATGACTTCTTGGGCGATGCGCTCGACGAAGTTCTCACGCGCCTGCGCGTAGCTCTCAGCCAGCGCGCTGTCCTGACTCACCCACAGCATGAACGTGCTGTTCTTCACGCCGGCCTTCTCGCAGGCCTTCCAGCAGCTCATGCCGGCTTCCATGTTCGCCAGGACGGCATCGGCCAGCTTTGCCCGCTCAGGGCTTCCTGGCTTGGTCGGTTTGTTTGCCATGTTTGCTCCTATGTTAGTCGCTGCTCACGGTCTCAAAAACGGGTCCAGCGCTTGTCGCTGGACTCTACGCGTTCTACACGTCTACACGTAGAACACGTGATTTTCAAAACCCCTCCATGTGCGTGCGCATGTGTGTGCGCATGTGTATTAGTATAGACATGGTGTAGAACGTGTAGAACGTGTAGAACTCCAATGCTGACAACAACTTAGCACGTGTAGAGACTCTACACGTTCTACTCGTCCTTGATCCACACCCGAAAACTGCGTCCGTGGGAAGATTTCGTCACCACAGTCCTCCACCCAAGAACTCGCATCACGCGACCGACCCGTTTCTGTGCGATCTGGTCATGGCGACCGATCTCAATCTTCAAACAGTCAGACAAAATCTCTGATGTTGTCGGACGATTCTGATTCCACAGCCATCCTCCGATGACGGATTCCCATGAGTCGGAATCGCGCCTGGACTCAACCTCTTCGTTTTGAAGGTCCATCGGAACGTCCCACCATGAGCCGCCATCGTTGAACAGGTGCACGGCTTCAGCAAACAACTGGTCTCGGTTGTCACGCAGCCAATCGTGGTTCACGTTGCCGCAGCGAACGGGCCAGAACCGGCGTGCGCCAGTTTCGTCTCGCTGCCAATCGTCACGATTTGTTGTGCAGGCCAGAACTGTTTGTCTCGGATGGTTTTCTGTATTCCTGCCGTAGCTCTTTCTATATCTGTCCATCTGGCAAGAGATAATTCCTTTGATGCGCTCAACCTCTGCGCGAGTAAATGAGTGCATCTCTGCAATCTCGACTAGCATGTGGCCTTTCAGGACTTCGTAGAAGTCTTTGTGCGTCACGTTTTCGTGACACTCCGTGAACCACTTGCCTCCGAGGATGCGCAGCGCGGTGGACTTGCCGGCGCCTTGCGTTCCCTCCAGAACAGGCACGGTGTCAACCTTGCAGCCTGGCCGAAACACGCGGGCCACCATTGACATGACCCAGCAGCGGCCTACGGCGTCGGTGTAGACGTTTTCTGGGGCTCCAAGGCCTTCTGACATCAGGTAGGACAGCCGGCGCACGCCGTCCCAGGCAAGCGACTTCAGCCAGTCCTTGCACTCGTTGCGGGTGTCGTGAAATGCGGCCACCACAGCAGCGTCGTGGCACGTTTGCAGACCGATGCGAGTGAGCCCTACGTGGCGTTGCATGTAGAGCTGCAGCAGCACGTCATCGGCGTCTTTCCATTGGCGTGCCTCGCCTTGCCAGGTGGTCATGATCGTGTCCAGGAACTCGTCATACCAAATCTTGCCGCGCAGATTTGGATCAGACTCAATCGCCCTGACCACGTTGTCAAGGTTCATGATCGGCGTGCCGTTCGGCATCAGCACCAGATCAAGCTGTGGCCTAGCGTCGATCTCTCCTGTCTCCGGGTCGATTGATGGTGGTATGGCGACCGCTGCGCTAGGTCGCCACTTTGTCGCCCGTGGCACCATGAAAGCCTTGCAGTCGTCCCAGCACGCAAAGTCAGCGTCGGCTGCGTCCCACCCGTCCGGTTGGCCCGAAACGTCCAGAATCTTGACCTCGGTTGCCCTCTCATGGATGATCTGCGCCACACGCTCCATGGCCTTTCGGCCAGGCTCGTCTGCGTCCGGCCACAGCAGTACCTTACGGCCCGTCAGCGGCGTCCAATCGGCCTTGTCTGCGGCCATGGCACCTGCTGGCCACGTCACCGCCACATAGGGACCGCTGAACCGTCGCGCAGCGTCTGCGGCCTTCTCGCCTTCGACCACCAGCACCGCAGCACCAGGACGCTCTGCGAGCTCTTGCAGACCGTACAGCGGACGCGGTGATGGCCACTGGCCCATGCCCCATCGCTCACCGTCCCATGTCCATGGGATGATCTGCTTGCGCTCGCCTGCTGGCTCGTAGCGGGCGATGTAGCCCAACACCTCGCCGTCTGCGTTGCGGTACGTCCACCGCGCCGATGGCTTGCCATAGCGAGTGTGCACACACGGACACTCCGCGAAGTCGGCAGGCACTGGCGTGACAACGCGCCTCGCTGGTTCTGGCGGTTGCGCTGCGTGCGCATGACCGTTAACGCGCTTGGCCGGCTTTGACTCACCGCCGAGCTGTCGGTAAGCATCACCCATGGGCAGCTCGTAGATCGCGGCGTACAGGCTCACCAGATCACTGCCGTGATCACCAGTTGCGAAGTCTGACCATGCGCCTGTTGCGAGGTTGACCTTGAGGGATTGACCTGCGGCACCGCTGAGATCGCCAGCGACCCAGGAATTGCCGCGTTTGCGGCCGGCTGGGAGCCAGGATGCCAGGTGAGTTTCAGCCGATGCGAGGAGTTGACGGGCCAGGCCGTCGAAGTCGAGGCCGGCCATGATCAGACATCCAGTTCATCGATGTCCTCTTGATCCCTCGCATGGTCAGCGAGGATTTGCTCGCGCTGCAGAATCAGCTGCGTAACGGCCACCACATCGGCACCTGTGAAATCGCGCACGCGACTTTGAAGCAGCATTTTCTTGGCCATGTCCAGCGTGTCTCCAACTTGGACAAGTGCCTCATGCCAATGCCCATCGCCGCGCATATTCTTCAGCGCAGCATCGAAGGGATGCGTATCAGTGTTCATCTTTATCACCTCACAAACAAACAGACAGGAGAGCCAGAACGTCATCTGGCTCCCGAACAGTATAGACCCGCAGCGCGGGCCTCAGTCAAGCCTCAAAACGGGATGTCGTCCTCGATGTCGTCGAAGTTCGTTGCCGCCCGAGGCGCCGGCGCTGGAGCCTGGCGCTCCCGATCCGACCGCTCACGAATGGCCATGGCATCGCGCTGGTCCTGGGTCATGCGGGCGGGTGCTGGTGCAGGGGCCGGGGCTGGTGCAGCGGCTGGCGTACCCCAATCGCCCTTCGGTTGCACCGACAGGCTCATGTACTTCTGGCCCGCCAGCTTGGTGCCGTCGCGCCCTTGCTTGATCCAGGCTGACAGCCAGTATTCGCGGCCGTCGACGTTGATGCTGCCCCGGTAGTCCGGGCGGCTTTCGTTGCCCTGCTTGTCGTTCTTGGCCAGGAGGCCGCTGTTGGTGTTGTCGTAAGTTGTCATGGTTCCTCTATGGTGATGCGGCTGCGCCGCTTGGTGATGGGCCTGCGGCCCAGGTGAAACAGGTGGCAGTGTGGGCAGTGGTAAATCTGCCGGCTGCGGCCACGGCGCGAGGCGCGTTCGCCTACGCGCTGGGCCTGGGTGAATGTGGAGAATGCCACCTTGCCGTCGCAGGCTGATGCGCGGTAGGTGTCGGATGGGGTCATGCTGTCAGAAGCCGCCATGCGGTAGCGGCGCACAGCGGAACCTGTCCGTTGCCAATGGCTTTAAGTCGGTCAACACGCGCCGTAACACCATTGGCTACGCGAGGCGTGGCATCCTCCCAGCGACCATCTTGCCAATACGTTTTGCCGTGGTGTGCCAGAAGTCGTGACAGTGCTTGCACAGCGTCTGGATGTTCTCCGGCTCGTTGTGTGTCTTGTCCTGGTCGATGTGATGCGCCTGTAGTGCCCTTGCGTAGCCGCATGCCTCGCACTTCTTCTTCAAGTGCTTCCGCGCACGCCATGAATACCCGTGCTTCGTCAGGTCGGTTCTGGTATTCGCACAACTCAGCGAGCAGAAGCGCCGCTTCATGAACACCGACAGGTCTTCCAATCTCCCGTTGAATCTCTTGCGCTGCATCTCCGTTCCGCAGCATTCGCAAAACTTCATTTCTTCCGGTTTCCGTTCCATTGTGCTTGCCCATAAGCCAAAAGCACATTTTAACATGGCTTATGTGTTGCAGCGATGTCCAATCGTCAGGCCAGCCCATCAACTTTTCCACCCACGTCGGGTTCAGACTGCCACCAATCTGCTCGCTCAATGGCCGCGAGTTCTTGTCGTGCGTCGCTTGGCGAACCTTGCCGCTCCTGTAGTCGCGCGACAGCGGCGTGGCGAACTTCACTGCTACCGCCAGCGGCAGTTGCAAATTGATTCCATTCGCCGCTTTTTCCGCTTGCCGACGTTTCCAGTTGTTCACATTGCCCGTCTGCTTGCAATCTCCGGCATTTGGCGTCGGCCATGTCGTCCTCGCGCTCAGCGCCTCGATCAGCGTCCCGCCTTCCCGTGCTTTGGTAGGCGTCACTCTCCCGCCGTTCGTGCCAAGCGTGCTGGTGGGTGTCGGCCACATCGACACCGCCCCGGCCAATGTCGTCCCACGCTTCGATTTGCCTGCCGCCATGCCCTCGCCGCGAATCTGCACGTTGTCCTGAGTGGTCGGTGTGGGCCAGCGGCTCGGCGTGTTGATCATTTGCGCCAAGCTCACGCCGGTCATGTTCGGCGTGATCGACCCCCCGCGCTGGCCATCCGTTGCTGATGGTGTGGCCCACAAGCCAGAACCTGTCCCTTTGGTGCGGCGCTCCAACGTCGGCAGCTCCCAGCACAGTCCACCGGCAGTCATACCCGAGCGCGGCCAGATCACCGAGCACTCGTCCGAGTCCCCGAGTAAGGAGCGCTGGGCTGTTTTCCACGAAGACGTAGCGGGGTCGAACCTCGCCAACGATGCGCGCCATGTGGGCCCACATGCCTGATCGGGCTCCGTCAATGCCTGCACCCTTGCCGGCCACGCTGATGTCCTGGCAGGGAAAGCCTCCAGAAACGACGTCAACACGGCCGCGCCATGGTCGTCCGTCAAAGGTGCGAACGTCATCCCAAATCGGGAAGGGCGGGAGAAGGCCGTCATTCTGTCGGGCGGCAAGTACGCTTGCGGCGTAGGGTTCCCACTCGATGGCGCAGATGGTGCGCCATCCGAGCAGCCCCCCCCCGAGAATGCCTCCACCAGCGCCCGCGAATAGAGCCAGCTCATGCACTTTTCTCCTCCAGCAACGCCTGCGCATCCTCAACCGACCGGCAAACCCCAGCCACGCCGCCCGCCTGGCGGATCGTGGCGAGGAATTCCTCCTGGCCTGGACGCATGCGGCCGGTGGCGGATTTCACCTCAATGGCCAGCGTGCGGCCATCCTTGAGAACGCCCATGATGTCGCTCATCCCGCGCTGCGTGTTCGCCCGGATGCGCCTGATGCTGCCGTCCCGGTTGCGCTCCTGGAACGTGCCCGAGTTCTGCCGCCAGCAGCTGGCCACCTTCGGGTGGCGCTTCAGCAGCGCCACGATGGCCTTGAGAATCTGCGCCTCAGTGGGCTGTCCTGACGGTTTGCGCGGCCCGCGCTTGGCCGGCTCAGGCGGAATGTCCAGCAGCACGCGGGGCTTGCCGCTGATGGCGGCATAGCGATCCATCGTGGCCTGGTTGCGCAGCATCTTTTCGCGCAGGGTTTCGCGGCCTCTTGCTGTCATCCCATCGCCTCAGAGATCAAGTCACCAAAGGCCAGCTCCTCGGTTTCTGCGCCAATCTTGATGCCTGCTGCCGCTGCCGCCACGTTTTTGCACGCCTGGCGATAGTAGCTTGCCTTCAATTCAGCACCAACGCCACGCCGTCCCAGCATGACAGGGCTATAGACCTCGCTGCCCACACCCATGAACGGCGTGAAGACCGTCTCGCCTGGATTGCTGAAAAGCTGCACGCATCGATCAATCACATCCAGCTGCAAGGGGTGAACGTGCTTTTCGTCGTCCCCATCGCGCGCCTCACGGAACGGCAGGACATGGCCAATGCGAATGTCATCCCACATGCAGTCGGCGTATTGCCGCCAGATCCAATGCGAAAAGCGGTTTTCTGTTTGCTTGCCCTTCCATCCACGGTAGGCCATGACATCGCCAGGGGGAACCCTCTCACCAGCGTATTCAAGCATCCCGACCGGATGGCGCACTGGAACCGGATTGCTTCCGCGCTTGCGGAAAGTCAGGAGTTGGTCGCCAGCGGCCACGCCGCAATCAATTGAGTCCTCAACCAGCGATTGATGCGCAAGGTTTTTTTGCATGGTACGCAGGCGCACAGCCAGCGGCTCCTTCCAGATCATGCGGCGGCCAGTGAAAAGCCAGCCCTCACGCTCATGCAATCGGATGATGTCTCCGGGAAAGTCAATGTAGCTGTCGGTTCCGCTGTTGCTGCGCGGCACATCCATGCAGTGCACAGCGGTCACGCGGCCGGGCATGGTCACTCGCGCCAGTTCCCGCACCACGAAAGCATACTGGTCGAAAAACGTATCGTAGTCGTCGCAGTTCGACAGGTCGCGGTCGTTGCTGCTGTAGTGATACAGGCCACCGAATGGCGGCGAGTAGATCGACAGATGCACGCAGGCATCGGGCATGCCTTGCATGACCTCTATGCAGTCTCCGTGATAGAGGGCGAACTTGTCGGTAATCAGTTGGTCGTGGACAGCCATGATGGAATCTCCTGAGTCTTTGTGAATTGCGATGCGCGCTCGATGGCCTGGGCGGCGTTCATCTGCGCAACCAAGTTGGAAAACATCGTGTCAGCTTGGGCGGCCTTGCGTTGCAGATTGCGCAAAACTCCGCGCTCGCCTTCGGTAGTCACGATATCGACGGTTACTTGCCGCTGTTGGCCAAAGCGCCAGCATCTGCGCACGCCCTGGTAATACTGCTCGAACGAGTGCGACGGGAAAAAGGTGATGTGGTTGCAGTGCTGATAGTTCAGCCCCCACGCGCCAATCTTCGGCTTCGTAATCAGCACGCGAGCGCGACCGTTGGCAAAGTCCAACAGCTTGCCTTCCTTCTTGTCGTCAGAGTCCTTTCCGCTTACCTCCACTGCATCTGGTATCAAGTCCGACAGTAGGTCGCTCTCGTCGTTCAGATGGCACCAGACAAGCGCAGGCTGGCCGGTGCCGTTGACCAATGAAGCCACACGCTCGCATCGCTCGCGCACGGTCCTGCGGCGCTCCTAGCGCTGTTCATCAAGCCCCACGGCAGGCAGTGCGAAAAGCATTCCATCGGCGCATGTGTTGGACTCCACCACATGCTCGACTTCGTTGATTGGCGGCAGGATGAACCGGCTATCGTCGAACCCGATGTCAGATGGCCGGCGCACGGCCCTGGCCCACGAACACACCCACCGCCAAAACGGCAGTTCAGCGTGGCCCTTCAGGCGCCACTTGATGACCTCTCCAGCGAATCGACCTGAAGCGCTGTTGTTCAAGTCGTTCTTGAAGAACCGATTGAGCATGTCCATGTGCCCGAGGTAGCCAAGCGCCTCGGACGATGTGCCCAGTTCCGTGAAGTCGTTGGGTGCCGCCGTGGCCGTTGCCAGAAGCCGATATGGCAGCTTGCGCGCGAAGGCGGTAATCGCGCCCCTGGTTGACCCGCTGTAGCTCTTGAGAATGCTACTCTCGTCACACGCCACGCCCACGAAATCAGCGGCATTAAACAGGTGCAACTTTTCGTAGTTCGTGATCGTGATGCCAGAGTGCGAAACACCGTCGCGGGATACCTTGGCTGCAATGCCAAACTTCTCAGCATCGGCGGCAATTTGATGCGTCACCGCCAGCGGCGTCAGAAGCAACACTTTGCCGTTTGTGCGCTGGACTACGTTGTCAGCCCACACTAGTTCCATCGCTGTCTTGCCCAGCCCACAATCCGCAAAGATCGCAGCGCGCCCCTTGCGGAGCGCCCACTCCACAAGTGACGCCTGGAAGTCGAAAAGCCACGGCGGCAGCGATATGGGCTCGAACCCATGTTCTCCACCTAGCTGGGCCTTGCGGTCCAGAAATGCAGCGTATTCCGCTGCCGATTCGTTTTGCACTCTCTCTCCTTTCGTTGCGGCCGTGCCGCAGGTTGAAAAATCATCAATGCCGGCTCACCAGCGGGCCGGCTCCGCATCCTGATGCGTCTCGCGCAAATACCGCGACGGCAGCCGCTTGACCGTACCGCGCAGAACAGACTCAGGCAGGCCGGGAAACGGCCAGTCCTCGCGGATGCGGGCCACGCGCAGGGTAGCTACGCCGACTTCCAGCACCATGGCGTCCTGGCCGTCTGACAGGCGCACGCGGTCGCCTTGCTTCACGGCTTGCGCCCCTTGAGTTTGCGGCACGCGGCCACCAAGCGCTCGACCAGCTCGAGCCGAGGCGAGTTCTCGCCGTGCCGCAGCCGGTAGATGGTCTTGATGTTTACGCCTGCCTCGGTGGCTATCGCTTTCGCGTCAACCTGCCGCAGCAGCTCTGAGAGTTGTTCACGGGTAATCATGTGGCGGATTCTGGCATGGATGTCTAACGCTGAACAGACTTTTATGTCCCTGCGTTTTGGTCAACAATGTCTAAAGCAGTGGACACGCTTGTCCAGTGAGCGCAGAATTCATTCCATCGCAACACGCAACCGGAGACGCAAGATGACTACCGCAAACGCCCTGACCAAAGAAGCCCGCAGCCTTCGCGCCGCCATCGGTCGCAGCAGCAAGGCCTTCGTCGCAGCACATCGTCAGATCGCCATGCGCCGCATCGGCACCGTCCTTCTGATGGCTGAGAAGAACCTGGCTGTCGCCCAGACGGCCATGGCAGACGCAAGGTTCCACGCACAGTTCATCCTGCAAGCCTGAGCAAACCATGACCACCAACCCCCGCCCCATCGACTACGCCTTCGCCGCCGCCTTCGGCATCACCCTCGGCTGCCTGATCGCGGCCTTCATCTAAACCACAGGAGATCACACCATGACCGCTGATCAAGTCCTAGCGCTCGTCGCCGCCAAGTTCCCCGGCGTTTTGCAATCCCCCTTGGCGCAGGCCATGCACGGCGCGAGCAGCATGGCCATGCTAGAGGCGAGCGATGCCGATGCGGTGGCACTGCGCGGCGAGGCGATGGAGCACGCTCAGGACTGCATCCGCGCTCGCGGTGGCTGGACGGTCGAGACGCTCGGCCACAACATCGAGTCCGCGTTCGGCGGCGACCTCGACGCCGACGAGTGCGACGACATCGCCCGCAAAGCGCTGGGGCTCTGATTCTCAACCCCTGACCACAGGAGCCAACCTCATGCAATACACCACCTACGGCCCCGGCGATCCCGCCACCTGGGGCCCGTGCACCGACCCGCGTGACCCGCGCTGGAACGGCGACCGCGAGCCCAGCGACAGCCACCGCGCTGATGCGGCAGACGAACTGCTGGCCGACACGTTCAGCACCAGCCTCTGGCTGTGCGACAACCTGCGCCAGCCCGAG